CCATTGCTAGACCACGGATTTCTTCTGCAATAGATTTTACCAGAACATAGGTGTTGACCGATGCAGCACCCTTTACACGAGATGAAGCACAGATGTTGAGATAGTCAATAAAGATGATGTCAGGAATGAAGTTCTTCTTGAGCCGAAGTTCATTTAGCAGATGCCTAAAATGTCCAGCATGAGCTGTTCCAGTTGGATATTCCTTGATCACAAACTTGCCGGGGGTCTTTTCTTTGATTCGGTCAATTCGTTTTTGAAATGTATCTCTGGGCATAAGCTTGAGTTCATCGATTGTCACATTCAGCAAATTTGCGTCAATGCGTTCAGCAATACGCTCTTCTGCCATTTCAGCAGTAATGTAAAGTGCATTTTTACCATACATGAATGCAGCTGCAGCCATATGGCACATAACAAGAGATTTTCCGACCCCGGTGCTTGCAAGAAAAACCGTAAGCGACTTTTTCGGTAGACCACCCTTTGTGATTTTGTTGAACATGTCAATATCAAATGGGAGACGCTCTTCCTTGCGGTGATAGAATTCATACCGACTTTCAAAGTCATCTAGATAATCATGACCAATATGAGTGTCAAAGCTGATACCAAGTGAGTCTGAAAGCAGTTTAGGTATAGATCCCTTATCAAACTCTTTATCTTTCCCATCAATAATCATGATGGCTTTACGGACCGAATTTATTAGATCACGGTCTTGGCAGAATTTTTCCGTCTCAGCGATAAGCCATTCCTGATTCGTGTCTTTGTCAATTTTTAGTTCATCCACTGTACGGATGACCTCTTTGAACATATCTTCATTCAAGTCTTTGCGATTATCTAGCATGATTTTGATCGCTTCGACCGATGGCGGTTCTTTATATTGGTCTACATACTCAGAGAATGACGAAAATATCTTCTTGCTCGTTACATCATCGAAATAGCTTTCCCGCATGTATGGAATGACTTTGCGGGAAAATTCTTCATTGTAAATTAGGTTCGCGAGTATGGTTTGTTCTAACATGTAATTCCTCAAAAACTGAATGAAAAGGGGCAAGATGTTATCCTGCCCCTGAACTTATTGGTGTTAGTGTAACTCAATCACTCATCGATGTCAAGTTCTTCGTCATCAATATCAGTTGCGTTTATTTCTCCAGCAGACAACTTGTACTTTTTTTCCACAAAGTCTTTGAAGGATTTGCTCGCAATGAGTTTTTCAAAGAAGTCATCGTTTTGTTGAACCTCCGCCTCGCGATAGCTCTTCTCAGAGACTTCGCCGGTTTCTGGGTCAATAAGTTGATACCACCCAACCTTAGGCTTGATGATGTGACCCGCTTCAGACGCTAGCTCAAACAGCGCGGACCACTTCTGAATGCCAGTTCCATATAGAACAGTGAACGGAAGCTTTGACTTCTCTCTTACATAGCGAGACTTTTCGATGTTGATTGTGAATTTCCATCCAGCTAGAGTGTCGTCTTTTGCCTTCTCTTGCGCTTTTGTGATGATGAAGACCTGGTTTGCGGAATACATGATTCCAGTACCCCCAGACACGATAGCTTTTGGATATAGACCCATTTCCATGTAAACATGATTGATTGCGACACATGGAATGTTTTTTGCGGTCAGGTATGGAGTAACAATGCGGAATAATGACTTCAAACTCTTTGCACGAGACATATCGGCAACCGACTTTTCGTTCATTGCATCTTCAACCTCTTTCTTTGAAGCAAGGTTGCCGATGGAGTCAATCATGATAAAGACCTTATCTTTGTCCGTTATCTCTTCCAGTTTCTTGCTTAGGTCGAACTTCAAGTCTTCGACATTCATGATTGGAATGTGAAGAACGCGGTCTGTGTCAATATCAAAGCTTGCGATGTACTCTGGCGTGATACCAAATTCCGAGTCATATAGAATTGCAATGCCGTTTTTGTGCTTTTTCAAGTATGCCTTCATGCAGTAAAGAGCAGTCATCGTTTTGAATGTCTTAGATGCACCTGCGAGAACAGTAAGACCAGGTGATAGTCCACCGTCTAATGAGCCACTGAAAGCAATGTTCATGATAGGAAGTTCTGTAGGAACGGCTTCCTTTGCGTTGAAGAAGGCTGAGTTTGTTAGGATAGAGGAAGACTTGTTTGATCCTTTTGTTCCTGTATTCATCATTTTTTCAAGCAAACTGCTCATTTATGTTTTCCTTCTGATATTTGTTTCAATTTTTTCTTGAATTGCTCTATCTTCTCTACACGGTTGGGCCAGATAATGGTTGACTTCTCTGGATTTTTACATAGGTTATCTAGAAATGGAAGAATTGAGCTATACAGAAGATCCACACGGTTTTGCAGGTCTTCCACTTGTTCTATTGTTGATGTATATTCGGTTTGAAGCTTATTTGAGGCTTCCTTGACTTCTTCGTAGCTTTCGTCAACAAATGAGAAGCCGAAGTCAAACTCTTCAATTGAGTCTGGTTTCTTGTTCATGAATTTTCCGAGAAAAAAGAGGGGTCGAAAGACCCCTCAGTTTCTTTTAGCCGTTGGCCAACGAACGGAAGAATTCGAGGTCATCGTCATCTTCTGCCACTGGAGCAGAGATTGCAGCAGCGGACTTTTGTACTGGTGCTGTTTTCTCTTTGGCGAGTTTACTCATGTCAAGTTCTTCATCAATCATCTCATCCGCCGTGGTAGATGGCCGAGAAGATGCGTTACCAGTCACGCCCATGGTCTTGTGAAGGCGAGCTTCCAGATCCTCATATGACTTGAAGTTCTTTGCATCATGTAGTACCTTGAGAGAATGAAGTTGACCGTACACCTCTTCAAGTTTTTCTTCATTTCCATCAAATAGCGGGGATGAAGAATCAAACTCGCTCTTGTCATAGTTTGGATAGCCTTCCACTTCGCGGATTTTGAGACGGAAGTTTGCGCCTGCCCAGAAGTCAAATGGGTTGACTGGCGATTCATCCTCGAATTGTGGATTCATCATATCGTTCAACTTATCAAAGACTTTCTTGCCGTATGCGAAAAGAAAGACTTTGCCATCGTTATCTGGATTAGCTGGGTCTTTGATAACTAGAATGTTGGAATGATATTTCAGACGGCGCTTCTGTTTGCGAGCCTGCTCCTTGTCCTTCTCATTGCCCGAATTCCAGAGCTGTGAGTTGTACTTGGACACGGGATCTTCTTGCTTGAGAGTCGTCAGAGACTTTTCGATGTACCATCCACCTGGTCCCTTGAAGGCATGATCCCATACTGGAATGAATGGAAGGTCTTCGCCTTCAGCCGCAGGAAGAAATCGAATGATTGCGAATCCGTTACCAGCTGCATCGCGGGTCAAATTCCAATACTTCTCTTTTTCGGGATCGGCATAACCTTTAGAGGTCATTTTTTCCAGTTGCTGTGACAGTGCTTCAAGCGACTTGGAACGGTTCTTTTTGAGTTCTGCAAAAGACATTGGTATCTCCTTAGTATTGCGTTGTATGATTTTATATTACGATTTTTATATAACAGTTGTGTGAGATGCCAATAGCAATCTCAAGACTATTTATATTGACTTGGTTGGTAGTTTATCAGAAAAATCTGTCTTTGATGACTTTTTTTATTTTTTCTGTGGAGTAGACAATGAACGGGTTGTACTTGTCTATTCTTTTCATTATATCAGGAAACATCACATTGTCAACAACTGATTTTGCCCAATACTCTTGACTGTTTGTCAGCTTCGTGAGTATTGCTGTTGTTTCCACCGAGATTTCCCGTCTTAGATATAGGTCAATGAGAAGTGGGTATCTGCCCTTGTCGGAAACAAAGTTGGTCTTGAAATCATCATTCAACTTTCCGAGGTTGTCCTGAACATGCGAAGTAATTGCATCATTTCGCTTTTTCCATGCAAGATAAATGCTATTCGCACTTTCTTCCATTAGGTCGCCAACCCATAACTTTGGATTGTCAATCATATTTGATAGTATTAGGTTTTTGTAATCTTTCTTCTTTGATAGCTTCTGAAAACTATAAGCATCTTTTCGAGAATAGAAGGTATCTGGAGAAACACTTACTTTTCCGTTGTACTTGAAATAATCGTATGTTGAAGTAAAGTGCCTCTTTATGGCCATATATTCTTGATATGCGGCTATTCCATTCTCATTCAAAAAACTCGACTCTGATATCATGCTTGTTATCTTTCAACATCCTCTTGCCTTTTGCTTCGGCTCTTATTTTCTCTTTTATTACTGATGATTTCTTTACTATCTCAGCTACAGTCTCTATTTCAAGATCGCGTTCTTTTGCATATTCCACAAGAGCATCTATATATGATGAGCCAAGAGATAGTTTTTTCTCAATGGCCTTGTGTATTTTTTCTGGCGTCTCTAGTTCAACCATTTAGGGTTTTTACCTCTGATAGCCATGCGTTTGCAACGCCCTCGACAAAGTTCAAATCTCTTTTTTTGAAGATGTCTTCATGCTTGTAACTATGATTTATGTAATACTTGATTGATAGGCCTTCTGGTCCTTGTAGAATGACTGCTTCCATTCTATTGCCTACAGCGTTTTCTCTTACTAGAGACTTGATAACGGTCATGCAGATAACTCCCTCTTTCCAGTAGCCCATTCCATAGCCATTTTTTCGACAATCTCAATAGGAACCATCTCAAATAATTCCGTAAAGAATCTTTTACCGCTTTTGTCTTTATATTGCACTTCATGCTTTTGATCATCCATGAAGTACACACTCGCTACTGCGCCATTAGAATCTTCAATCTGTACATATGGTGTAATAGTGTCATTCATATTTCATTCTCCTTTATTTTACCATAAACCCCAATCGGGGTATATCTAGAAATCCATCAGCATCATCGTATGAATTTATATAAGTATATCCCATTCCTGTATACTTGTCAATCAAATATTCTTCGTCTTTCCATATTGGCACAAGTATGTCATAGTCTGGATCTGGTGAAGTTCGTAGATGAACTTCTATTGGTTTGTCGCCAATGAACTCCACATTGATTGCGCCAACACTAGAAATTTCGTGAAAAAATATATCTATGTCAGGAAGGAATGTTGACCTCTCCCATCTATGAAACTTGGATAAATTCTCATCATCTTTGATGCCCTCCCAAGATGACACCGGATTCCACCACCAGTCAAACCATTTATATGTGACCGAATATTGAGTTCCTTCAAACCATTCACACCAGAAATAGCCCAATGGAACAGAGATATCATCTCCAGCTTCTATCCATATTTTCTTTGCACCAACTCCCATCCCCGACAGATTTATCATAGGCCGAACAATATACCAGCCCGAAACTGTTGGTGCTATACTCGCAGGACCGCAGTCATACCCCAGCTTTTCGGAAACCCAAAGCTTGTTATACCAATGTGTATACTGTGGGTATTTGCGGTAGGCTTCCTGATCGTTCATTCAGACCTCTGGAAATAGACAGCTATTCACGAAATTGTCAACATCGTCTTCATTTAGCCCAAGAGACTTCATTGTTCTTGGTGTATGTGGATTTTGCTTCTGATGAAACGCATATCGATTATGGGAATCTCTTGCTGGGAAATCTGGACCAATATCCATATCGTTAAAATACCATCTTGTTGTCTCTCTGACGACATTCAAAAGTGCAGTTAGCTCATTGGATGACTGAATGTTTCCCGCTGCTATCATGTTTTTGGAGAATATCGCTTTTGCCCAATCGGGGAGTTGTCTTTCTTTAGACAACTCCATACTACTGACTTCTCTTTTAAAGAAGTCAAGCGCAATATGTGACTGGTCAACGACAGAAAAGTCATGGAATGCGCCAGTGACTTTATTTTTTCCAGAAATGACGTCAAATCCGTAGATTGGTGCTCCAGAGCGCAAAGATGGAAAAGCGCAGATGTGCATCATCCACAATTTTTTATCCTCTCTAGCATCAACCACATCTAAGTGGATTCTCCTAAACTTATCTGATCGCCAGGTTAAATTTGCCCACCCACTATAGTTGAACTTTTCTAGACCATCTTCTAAATATCGTTCGAATTTACTATCGAAGTGTTCTACGACTTCGTGTTGAAAATCAATTAGTTGATTCCATATCAAGTGATATCTCCAATTCTTCCATGAAAAACTTTATCATATCAAAACACTTTCTTGCTTCTTCTGTTAGCCCATCGTGAAGTTTTTCTCTAACTGCAGTCTTTAGTTCACTCACATCTCTGTCAAATTGATAATGATGACCAGAACCGGCTGGAATTAGTTTTTTGAGAATTTGTCCGCCAGACAAATCGCCCATGTGTCTTACATAAACATGAGCAAGGAGTTTATCCTTGTCTCCCGATATTTGATTCATGTAATTGATATAGTCGCCAGTCGATTTGAGATGAAATGGAATTTTGAAACCAAATTCTGTTTCTAGCTCTTGTAAATCCTTGCTAATTGCAATTGATCGTTTGATACTCTCAATACCGTCTAGTACTCCTGCTTTCTCGGCATGGAATTCTAGCATATCATACATGAGAAGTTGATTTGATAGATATACATAATATTGGTGCGGCGTTAGTTCTCTTTTCAACATTTTCTTTACAAAAAGAGACCGTTCCGCATTTTTATGTTGTTCGTGGGTGAGTTCTTTTAGATTATCCATTATTATATTCTCTACACCTAGGGCTATTGTAAAAAGAGAGGGAATTTCCCTCTCTTTTATTTATGCGATATTACTTTAGATTACTTACCATTTCCTGTGTGGCTTTCAATTCTGGGTCACTAACAAGACCATATTCTGCTAACGGACCATCTGGACCTGCTATTTCATCACTTACAAAAAACTCTACATATTCACGCAACCCTGGAATGGTGTTCAAATGTGCGTTTTTCAGATAGAAGTAAAGTGGACGACTGATAGGATAATCACCGCTTGCAATAGTTTCTACAGATGGAGTAACGCCATTGATGTCTGCTGCGTATAGTTTGTCTTGATTATTCATCCAGAACGACAATCCAAATACGCCAAGCGCGTGCTTGTCTTGGTCTAGACGACTAAGCGTTTCGGTGTAATCTCCATCAATATCAATACTAACACTGTCAGTTCGAACTTCCATGCAGGCTGCCTCAGCCAGTTTCTTATCATCGGCGTTTTGCTTTAAGAAGAGATCATACGACCCTACTGCTTTACATCCTTCAAGCATAACTTTGGTTTCAAACACTTCGCGTGTACCGTGCTTAGTACCTGGAATGAACACCTTAATTGCTTCGTTTGGCAAAGTTGGGTCCACGTCTGACCAAGTCTTTGCATCACTATGAACACTGAGTGCTACATAAATGTGCTGTGGTGTTAGGTTAGCAAAACCTGTATTTTCTAAATTAGTAGCAAATACAATACCGTCATAGCCAATACGAACTTCGGTAACTTTTCCTACTGCAGTTTCGCAGGCTGCCCATTCTTCTTCTTTCATCTTAGACGAACTGTTTGCAATGTCAACCGTATTTTCGCCAACACCTTCACATAGTTTCTTGCGTCCGGCTCCAGAGCCACCACCCTCAACAACAGGACTAGGAAATTCAAAGTTTTCTCCAAATGCTTCGGCAACAATGGTTGCATAAGGTAGAACAGTTGATGAACCTGTTACTTGAATATTGTCTCTTGCAAATGCACTAGACGCTGCTATAATTAATGCCGCACTTAGCATTACTGTTTTCATTCAATATCTCCATATTAAGAGGCCTGCATTTTGCTTCCTCATGAAACTATTATACACTCTCAATGTAACAAGTGTATGACATTAGTGTTATACTTTTGTGAAAATTTGTTTGTGGAAAGCGGGCCCGTTCTGTTACCAGGTGGAACCCATACCCTTACTGCTGATTAGGCAGCGATTGCCATTGCTGGCGCATAGTTGCTGTTTGCATCTATAATTTTCTTCGCGGTAACGGCGCTTAGATCCCGGTAGCTCCATCCTGCCTAGTCCGCCTGTCGATCCTATTTTACCCCCAGCAAAGATACACACATAAACTGCCTACTCCAGCTTCCAGGCTGTCGCTATCAACATAGGCTTTCGGAAAATACCTGAACCTAGTTTAGTGTGTATCTATGGTGGAGGTAACGGGTACCGCCCCCGTGTCCAGAACGTGTTCAGTGAATATCATCACTACAAGTCTATTTATAATCTATTACTCGTTAATGTCAACTATTACTTACGACGGCTAGGAAACTGATTGAACATCTTCTGATACTTAGAGAAGTTAATGATCATCTGTGTATTCCAGGCCTGCTCTTCGCCGTCATTTGTCTCGACCGTGATAAGAGCGTTTGTCCAGATACTGCCAGTCATCTTTGCTTTTACTACAGGCTTGCCGATTTTATCAATCATCTTCTGCATAAAGGCCCGATAGTCATCTTCGGCTGCCTGAACATTTTGCTTGATATAGTGGTTGATCATAGCCTGATTTGGTTCACGAATATCTGGCTCACTTGGTTTACGATTTGAAGACTTTTCTTTTGTGATGGCCGTATAGAGAGCTCTTTTAGCTTCAGCCATCTTGTAATCTTCGCTTGAGCCATTTTTTACACGAGGTGCAACCTTTTCAAGATCCCAACCAGCACTTTTCAACACTTCAAGTCTTCTATCAATGAACTCGGTGGCGCGGTCTTTTGCGCCCTTCTTATACTCTTCCAAGTGATCTTCAAAGATTTTAATCAGAGAGGAAGAGTCGTTGAACTTTCTACCCATATCAACAGCAGCTGCAGCTTTTGTGTCAGCGCGTTTTTGAGTAACCTTTACGACTTTACCTTTGAGGTCTTTAAGATTATCGGCCACTGGTTTCCAGTCAGCAATCAGCTTGTTGACCTCTGTGACGATGGACTTCACGTGCTTATCAGATGACCCCTTGTTCTTATCCGCCATCTTCTGTAACTTACCGAGACTGATGAAGCTATCCGAGATGCTGTAGTAGAAGTCGTTGACAATTGTGTCATCTTCTTTGTCTGCTCTGGCAGCTCTAAGCAAGTCTAGTGCATGATTTTGAACAGCGTCAGTTGCTTTTCGAAACAGCAACTTAGCGCTATCATTCAACCGCACATATTCAGGATTGAGAATTTCGTCAGCCTTCTTGTACTCTTCAATCGAGCTCTTCAGACCTTCGATATTTGTTATCTTTGCCTGCTCTGTGACGTATTTTTTGAACGATTCCATGCGCGATTCCTGCTGTTTCGATTATTTATAACTCAGCTATTTACTAATGTCAAGGCAAAGTTTAGTCTTTACCTTGGGTCGCAATCCAGGCGCAAGGTTTCGGTTTTATCATGCACCTCGATCACCTGAAGAATCCTCTTATGATTTAGTCTATGAGCGAAGGTGCGCAATTTCTGCCAGTCTGTGAATCGTTCAGACTTCACGGCTTTACGCGTAGCATTGCCAGTGCGCTTATCGTATTCCACATACTCATCTTCATAGATTATCTCGTATAAGTATTGAACTTTCACTTTCATTTCAAATTCGTACATTTTATTATCCTTTATCATATCTACGTATTTTTTCTTCGTAAGACTTAAGTCTCACAGCATATTCGTCTGGAAGTTTACCGATGACTACATTATGATCCCGTTCAGACTTCGTGCATTCATCAGAATCAATTTCATTAGGACTGGATGTTTGATTTTTTTCCATTCGCGAATGCTACCTCCTAAGAAGGCGAGGGGCTAACCATAGGCCCCTCGCGAGTTTATTGCGTAACTACACGTATTTATATTAGAATCGTAGAGCGACTTCTACATTGAGGTTTGTCGCGTCAGCGCCAGTATCAAAGGTACGAACGATACTTGGAGTCAAAGCAATGTCATCACTCAAAGCATAGCGCGTTCCAATTTCAAGAGCTCCACCAGTGGAATTCCAGTCATTAGAAACATCCCATGTATAGGAAGCTTCTCCAAATACAGCCAACTTATCATTTGCACGATATGCTGTACCGACAGTTGGCGTGACATCCCAATCGCCATTAGCTTCGCCGGAAGCAACGGTATATGCAGCCTCAACATTACCATAGACATTCAATTTATCATAATGCTTTGACAAGCCATAAGCAGCAGAGAATGTTAGATCTTCTGTGATAATCCCATATCCAAGACCTAGGGTCATGTCGGCATCAGCTCCCAGCGCACCATGCGGTAGAACAGCAACACCGAATGATAGAGAGGTTGCTTCTCCGCCAACGGAAGCGACACCAAGTGTCATGTTATTGCGTTCAAGAACAACACTAGCACCAGTGTCTCCAAATTCTGCGGCTGAAACTGCGGTTGATAGCGATAGTGCCGCCAGTACAGAAGTGATCATAAATGTTTTCATAGTATTTCTCCTTGGTTGTTGTTTGAGAGATTTTCTCTCATTTGTTTACATAATATACGCTATATTCACTCGTATGTCAAGCGAATTCGTTTCTGGTGACCCCAAATACATACTGGTCTGTCATTTCACCAGATTTTGAGTAGTAAGCACGAGATAGAGTTCCCTCATGGTTCCAACCTATTTTCTTCGCGACCCTTATCATTTTTTGATGGGGTGTTATTCCATATATTTTCTGTAGGCTCTTTATGCTGCCGAACATGAATCTTGTCAACTCTTTTGCTGTTGATACAGATGTTCTGAAGTCTCTTGTGTCAGAAAATAGATGAAGTCTTGCCCTAAACTTTGTTTCTGGCATGACATAGAAAACCATTCCATTTCGTTCAAATGGAAATGCTATTCCATTTTTGATGTCTTGTAGAATTCCAGCAAAGATTTTATCCTTGGACGATTCTGGGTCTTCCATCGTCCAAGGGTCTAGTTTTTTGTATATTACATCTAGCGCATATGCGTTCATCACAAAGATTTATTTTCAGTGAGAGAAGTTGGCATAATGGTCTCCGGCAAAACTTGCCGCAAAGGCGTCCGGTTTGAGTTTTGCTTCAAGTCCACATACACCAAGAACATACCCAGCAGCTTGAGTCGCAACACAGTTAGAACCGTGTATTGGATTGGTGTTGACGTCAACATGGATTTCAACATCAAACTCGTCAATGAACGGAGCAAGCTGAGTGTAGAGTTCGCATGACTTCATGACCTCATTCATCAACCGCATTGACGGGCGACTCTTCTTCAAGTCATAATCTGGGTCAATGGATCTGTACTTGAATACGCGACACCCATTTTTGCCATTCATATGAACAACACAAACCGATGCATACTTTGCGAACCATCGACCATGTTCCCTGAAGCGAACAGAATCTGTTCCGATGTAAATCTTTGTGTTTTTGTCAAGACCGTATAGCAATTCTACTAAGTCTGTTATTTGATCTTCTGTGAACATTACATCACCTCCATTATCTCCTTTCAGTTATAAATGGTGGTTGATTTGCATACGCTGGTTCAACCACCAAGACCTCGATACAGCCTGCCACACTGTGACGGCTTCCACCACTATCTACGTTCATCTAGACTCCATCTAGATCAGCTCCCAAAGCAGTAGCAGGGCACCTCTCGGTTGCGGCTCGTCCCTGTATAATCTTATTTATTGATAAACTCATGAAATGCTACTGGACCTACAACATCTTTTTGATACTCTGCAATGACGAAGCGCCCATAGAACACAGCACCACAATCAAGATTTGTTCTATTTGGAGATTGTACTGGACCATGCTTACGCGGCGTATGACCATGAGTCAGATACAATCCCTGTTTGCTGTTCTGAAATGTCATCCAATCATCCATACGAGTCCATACGCTATTGTATGCGCGCTGATCCTCTGGTGGAAGGGTGTCGTCATAAAAAGCATGAGCAAACACATTCTTGTCTTCGATGTGACAGACTTTCAGATTATACATCCATTCCATGACCGATTTGTCAATTCCTTGGCGAATGTGATCATACATAACAAACTCGTCTTGACTGAAACCAGCAATGTCTTGCGCAGCCTTCGTATCATAGAATTGAGTTCCATGCATGTAAGCATCAACAAACATGTGCTCGTGATTTCCAAGCAGTGTAACGAATTCCCAACCCTCTGGTGGATTCATGACAATCTGAATGACGCCCCGATTATCTGGTCCTCGGTCAATGTAGTCACCAAGGAAGATGACCTTGCCCCCATTCGGATTGTTACTATAGACAAACGAAAGCGCGTCTCTCAGAATGCCGCTGCAGCCGTGAATGTCTGGAAAACAGTAGTATCTTTCTTCATTCATTTTTCAATTCCTTCTGCCATTGAGACAGTTCTTCATATGTATTAGAGTCGCAAGATTTCCAGTTTGGGCATTTCCTTCCAATCCAACCTAAGGTTATACAAAGGCATTTTTCTCTGCTGCAAATGCCGTAGTTATCTTTTATGTAGTCAGAGAGGTTCAATTTATTCCTTGTTCGTGAATGGTGCCCCTAGCAGGAATCGAACCCGCATCCTTGGTTTCGAAGACCAGTACTCTATCCGTTGAGCTATAGGGGCATGTTGTTTTAGATCATAATGAATTCCAGTGGAGGAAACCCATTGAATGCTACAGTGCTATAAGTTGTAGTATAGGCTCCTGTATTATCAATGATAATCTTATCACCGCATTTCAGATTTTCTGAAAGAAGAACCTTATGCTCTTCATATAGAACATCAGCGCTGTCGCAGGTTGGCCCAGCAACTATGTATTCAATTTTTTCATCATCATCTTTGCCGGGTATAAAGAACCTATACTTGATTGCCTCTTTCTCGGTTTCTGCCAGTCCAGAAAATCTTCCGATATTGAGATACAACCAACGAACGGGATCACCTGGTGTCTTTGTCGAAGTAAGTAGAACTTCAGCAGCAATAGACCCAAGATTTGCAACCATTCCTCTGCCAGGCTCGATCATCAGATAGTCAAGGCCCTCGAATCTATCATAGATTTCCTTCTCTAGAGTCTTACAGTATACCAAAGAATCGGTAATGTCAACTCCATAATAGCTAGGAAATCCGCCACCCGCGTTCAGAAGCCAAAGATTGAACCCTTCTTCTCTGCAGTATTTCCAGATGCTTTCAACGAAGTCGAGAGTATCAAACCACATATAAGGATGCCGAGTTTGACTTCCTACATGAAAGCTGAGTCCGACTGGTTCCAAGTCAAGTTCACGAGCTCTTTGCATGACGGTAAGTACCATAGATGAACTGCACCCAAACTTTCGACTAAGTGGCCATTCTGCTTCGGTGCTTCTAACCAGAACTCGAACAAACACTTTAGACCCCGGCGCACATTCTGCTACTTTTTCGACCTCTTCGATAGAATCAACTGCAAAAAGACGAATGCCCTTTGAATACGCATAGCGCACATCTTGTGGTCTTTTCACTGTGTTGCCGAAGCTAATATCAGACGGCCATGCACCTGCAGCTAGACACATATCAATCTCGCCGGCAGATGCTGCATCAAATTTTGAGCCTAGTTTATATAGATTAGAAAGAATGTCTGGGTGGGGATTTGCCTTTACCGCGTAATGTACATGACACGACGGCATACCAAGTTTGAAATTTGTATAATTACTTTTCAAATTTTCAAGTGACATAACTAAAGTAGGACGATCAAAGTTGTTATTTTTTATGTAATCGTGTACTAAGTTTTCCATCCAGACGTAAGTTCCTTTCTTTGTAAATGAATAATGGTGCTCTCGGAAGGAGTTGAACCTTCTGCTCCAAGCTTAGGAGGCTCGGGCTTATCCGATACGAGAGCAATGGCAGAGAAGGAGCATCTTCTCTGTTTAGTTCAAAGTTGAAATTGCGTTAAAAAGCCCTTTGATGAACTTTCCAGTCGCTTTAGCTTCATCATAAAGAGCAGCTTTTACACCACCCTTGCCATACTTAGGCAGTTGAGAGAAGGGCAGTCGAACATTGACATGACGACCTTTCAGAATGCCGTGGCAATAGCTCACATCCCAAGCCGGAAACCCTGGGTCGGACAGAAGACGAAGCCGAGTGATTTCAAGACCCGACTCGGTCCAATCAACAGTATAGATACCATCTTCTTGCTCATGACGAGAGTCATGATAGGCAATACCGTTGACAAGACCATTTACTTCACCGACAGACGGACGATTCATCGTAGCAATCATGTTGTATCTCCTCGATTACAGCTAGACAATACACCGATTCGTTCAACTTGTCAAGCGGTAGTAAGCGAAGTTAGCATCCATCCAAGCTTTTCGTGATACTCTAGACGAGTTTCGATGAAAGAGGTCAGCGCGAAGTTTTTTGCTTCTGTCGCATCAGCATGTGTACTTTTGAGTAGGCTGAGCATAGTTGTGTTGTCAGACATCAGCCTCGTGAACATTACGTTAGCAGCTGGAATGGTCTGTTCATCACTAACTCGTGACATTTCCGAAAATCGGGAAAGAGAACCAGGGGCAAACACTCCAAGAATGCGAATGTATTCAGCATAAGTATCGGTGTCAGTATTGACTTGTTCGTAAATTTCACCAAAGAAATCATGATATTCTATGAAATGTGGCCCAGTGACATTCCAGTGATAGTTATGTGCTTTTAGTGAGAAAGCATGAGCAGTCGCGAGTACGACCTTCAGCTTTTCTGCTAGCATTTTATTATCCATTTAGTTGCATCTCCATTGTTGATCTGTGTATACTACTTCTTTGATTCTGATATGAGTCTGCCCATCCCGATAGATGTCTACATATCCATACACCGGAGCTTCATACCAGTAGCAGTGTGACGCTGGTGTATATATTACTACTGGTGGGTAGTAAACTTCTGTAATCATAACAGGTCTGCTATACTGATGGATTTCCGCCATTACTGGGGCTCTAGTTCCATATCCGTCTGCCATTACAGCAGTTGTACACCCAGAAATAAATGTTGCACCAAACAAAGCTAAGGCAAGGATCATTTTCATTTATCGTTTCCTATACAGATTTCATACAATTGATTACATTGGCTTTGCGGTTTTGTAACCTGGGTTCAACCCATCAGCAGCGAGTTCATTTGCAAGAGTCTTGCTGCTAACAGTATACGGATAGTTGTCATCCTTGATTGCAAAGAAGTTTCCATCTTCATCACGAAGGCCCCATCCTCTTGGCTGATAGTATCCACCAACTGCGCGAAATTTGAGACCATCGACTTTTACTGCTGTTACTTTTATCATTTTAACATCCCCCATTACTTGATATACTTACTATTTATTATCAAGATCTATTTTTAACTTTTGAATATCTTTTGGCTTTCTACGAATGAAAGCTGCTACTTCCATGGCAGCCATAGATTTGCCAATTTCATTAGATCGAGCAAACATCAGTGCTCTATTATCCAGATGTTTTGCAAGTTGTTTTAGTGTCATGGTCGTTATCATCCTATACTACTTTAGTTAGTTTCACTTGAAATAATCCAGCTGGATGCTTCATAGCTTCTTGAATTTCAAAGAACATCTTTGGATTCATACAAATGATTTCATACTTTTCTCTATCATCATCCCATTGTCGAATAAACACTTGGTCATCTGATATCAATACATGAACATCTTCGTATTCAGCACTTTCATCCATGACAGTCGTAACAGTTTCATCAAAATCGAATTCGTTGGTAAACATGGCAGCATTCTCCCAAAGTATGACAGCTGAGATTGTAATCTCAGCTGTCTGATGAACTTCAGACTTATTTATTCATTATTGCCTTGTCGAGAATGGTCGAGTCAAACACGGGATTTTCTGCAGCCATATACCAATCCGGCGCGACGAGTTCTGTATTGTCTTTGTTGAAGTCAATCTGAAATCGTTTTGCATCTTCGTAAGATACAAACTCTTTTACCTCATCAATCTTTCGGCCCCAGCCGCGTTCTGATTCGATGATTGCAACTTTCCACATAACTTTCTCCTTTTCCTATACTTTAAGAATAGAGCCGATTCGTATAAATGTCAAGAATAAAATTTGGTGCTGAAGGTGAGGATTGAACTCACGACCTTCTGTTTACGAGACAGCTGCACTACCACTGTGCTACTTCAGCTGAATTAAGTGGGCAGTTTCACTTCATGCCCAAGGAAGTGAAATTACTGGTTAAGACCACACCAAGCAGCAAGCTTGTCTTTTAGCTGCTTTGTCGGTAACCGAGTATATCCGTTTTTTGCATAATCATAGTCGCCAGCTTCACATTTTCCATACTTAGCAACCATAGAGGCTACTCTTGGAAGAATGTCGTTGAAGAAAACATGCTCGTTATCAGCATTACGCTTTTGTTCGGCCGTATTGTATGGAACACCTGCAATATACGCTCTTGCTAGAAATGTAGCACGGTTTTCGTTACGCACATCCCATTTACGATGATGGTTCAATGACACATAGGTCATGAATGCCGTGTTATTCCATCTAGGAAACATGTCGTTGCTTCCAGTTTCGATGTATTTTTTCAGAGCCCACTGATATTGCTTCAACTGCTTGTGTTCTTCGAAGCGGATGATTT